GAAGCTGTAACTATAGATGGTTCTGGTGATGTTACTAGCCCAAGTAACTATAGCGGATTTGTCCGTATTAATTCTCACTTAGGTACTGCAGCACAGACTGCTGATAGTGATCTTGTATCTGAAGTTTCAGAATGGACTAATAACCACAAGTTAAGTGGTGTAGCTTATGCTTACTTTAGATTTAAGTATGATGAAGATGCATTCCCCAATGGTGTACCAGACATCAGTGCTGTAATCAAAGGTAAGAAAGTATATGACCCTCGTACAGCTACCACAGCTTGGTCTGATAACCCTGCCTTGTGTATTCGTGACTACCTAGTATCTGATTATGGTCTTAATGAAGATACAGCACGTATTGATGATGCCTTAGTCTCTACTGCTGCAAATGTTTGTGATTGGATTAACTACCCTGCAAACACTGTTGGCCCTAGATTTACTATGAATGGGGCATTCCTAACCTCTAGTACACCACATGACAATCTTATGTCATTGTTGACCTCTATGGGTGGTATGTTGTGGTATTCTCAAGGTCAGTGGCGTATGAAGCCAGCCTATTATACCAGTCCTGTGTTAACTTTAACTGAAGACGATTTAAGATCCTCTATTAGTGTGTCTACACGTCACTCTCGTCGTGATAACTTTAATATTGTTAAAGGTGTATTTAGGGGGGCAGATACTAACTACCAACCTACAGATTATGCTGAAGTTACTAATATAACTGACGATGGTGATTTTTTTGTTGGTCAACCTTATGCAATTACAGAGTTAGGTACAACTAATTGGAACACTGTAGCTGGTACTACAGGTGTTACTTATGCTGTTGGTGATGTTATTGTAGCTGCTGCCACAGGCGGTGGTGGTGATGGTAAAGCTAACTATTGGTTAGGTGTAGATGGTGGTCAAGAGAGTGTTGTAGACCTTAACCTATCTTTTACAGATGACTTTGATATTTGTCGTCGTATTGCTAGGATCTACCTAGAACGTAACAGACAACAGATTACAGTACAGGCATCTTTTGGTTTAAGGGCATTCCAATGTCAAGTTGGGGATATTGTCCAGATAACCAATAGTCGTTTTGGATGGACACTTAAAAAGTTTGAGGTAGTCAACTGGAACTTTGGACTACAAGAAGGTCTTGACCTACAGGTTAACTTAACCTTAAGAGAGGTCTCAGCTAATGTCTTTAACGAAGTTGATGATGGTGCTGTTCTAGAGTTAGACAACACAAACTTAGATTCACCATTTGATGTACAAACACCTTTTTTAGAGGCTGCTGTAGTTACCGCACAAGTAAACAATGATGGGACTACAGTACCCATTATCACATTCTCTTGGGGTGTAAATAATCCTAGCCTTGTTCAGTACTATGAGTTCCAATGGAAGATCACAGGTGATACTGAGTACAACACAAGACTTGTAAGAGAGGGTGAGTATACTCTAGCACCTGCTATCTCTGGGGTTTCTTATGATTATCGTGTAAGGGCTGTTAATCACCTGAGTGTTAAATCTCAGTGGGTCAATGCTGTAACCCCTGCAGCTACTGGTGATGATGGTACTACACCTAATGCTCCTACTAGCCCCGTTGTAGTGGGAGGTTATCGCACAGCTACAGTCTACTGGACAGATCCTACGGAGAATACAGACAGTTCTACTTTAACAGACTTGTTACACTATGAAGTATACAGAGGTACATCTACTAATCCAACGACCTTAATAGCTCGTGTAGCATCTAACAGATTTACTGATGGTGATTTACTAGACAACATTACCTATTATTACCGTGTTAAGGCAGTAGATAGGTCTCTTAACAAAAGTGATTTTTCAGATAATGCTAGTGCTGCAACTCAAGCACAAATTGCGGATGGTGTAAATGGGACTAACGTAGCTACTGTATATTTATTTAATAAAAACACTAGCAACTCTTCCGCACCAAGTAACCCTAGTGGTACATTTACCTACACGTTTTCAACTGGTGTCTTATCAGGTGGTACTCTAAATGGGTGGACACAAACCCCACCATCTCTTAGTGAAGGAGAGTATTTATGGGTTATTGTAGCTACAGCCTCTAGTACAACTTCTACAGACAGTATACCCGCATCAGAGTTTACCGAACCCACTATTTATGGTCAAGGTACAGCAGCTTATAGATCGGCTGTCGTAACCTTGTTTAAGAAGAATACAAGCGGTGCTACTCCACCCAGTGATCCCACAGGGCCATTCACATATACCTTTGCTACAAATGCTCTTTCTGGGGGAACTTTAAGCGGTTGGTCGCAATCTGCACCTTCATTAGGTAAAGGTGAATACCTTTGGTCTATTTCAGCTACAGCATTTGCACAAACTGCAACAGACACTGTTAACACCAGTGATTTTGGCGATGCTGTTGTAGTCGGAATAGGTGGAGAAGATGGTGGTGATGGTTCTAAAGGGGATGCTGGAGACACAGGAGATAGCGTAGTAACTGGTAAGGTATACTACGGTACACTACAGTCTAGTTCCCCTAGTACACCATCTGCAACTAGCTTTAATAAAAGTACAGGGGAATTCACTGGCTTAACCTCTGGTTGGTCACTGACGCAACCCTCTGTGTCTATCACAGATACTACCGTCTATGAATGGTCTTCCCAGTTTGTAGTAATTATAGATGGTGTTACATCAGATCAAGTCATTACATTTACTACCCCTGCAAGTGCAATACAAGTTACAACAGACATAGAGTCAGATAACTATGTTGAAGGCACTTCAGGTTGGAAACTAGAACGTGACACGGGCGACATCTTTGTAAACAACGGTACGTTTAGGGGAGACATCACTCTTGGTGGTAGACTTGATAGCTCAATCTTTAACCATTTCTACGGTTATATACAGATTGGCCCAGTAGGTGTGTCTTCTTCGTTTACCTACACTACCGTGACAGATGATTTTGACAACACTGCCACAGCAACAGGTCTTGATGCGAATGCTAACTACCTCTTGATTGACTTTAAGCCTTATATTGTTCAGCGTATGTATAATTGTGCTGTAAGCTCTTGGGGTGGTTTTGTTTATCAAGTAGGTGAATTACAGTACTACAACTCAAGTAATACTTGGCAGACAGCCTGTATTTGGTGGGACAACGTAGGTAATATTTCAGATAGGGACGATAATGACCTAAACGCCAAACCTGCTAGATATATGACACCTATAGTGGGTCGAGGTCTTGACGGAGTGCTTGACATGGGGTCTATAGGAAGATTTAGACTTAAATCTTATCTATCTGACACTGAACCTAGCCCTAAAAATGATCCATTTGTGTATCATAAGTTTATGGAAAGTAACTCTGCTGGTAATATGAGTGGCGGTCAGGTGGAGACTAAGACTGTGACCTATCTTTACGAGAATAATGATGGGTCAGGATCAAATGGTTCAGCAAGGCACGGTGTTGGTTTTTCTGGTAAACTTATCCAAGTAAACGACAGGGTTTTACCTTCTGGCGGTGGTTATAGCTATCTTGGTACTTATGGGGGGATTGGTAACTAATGGACTACTTAAATGATGGTTATGTTTTAGCAGGGGGTTTTATACTTGAGGATTGTATAAAACTTCAATTCGGTAAGGTTGTGGATGGCGTATACACTCTTCTGACAGTACGTTACTCAAGAGATCACTCAGAATATACTTGGGCGGAGCAGCAACTACAAAATTAACCTGAAAGGAACCCGACAAATGAAAAAGTTTTTGGCCGAAACCTCTAGATTGAACTAATATAAAATAAAAGGACTAAGAAATGAGTTATAAACTTGGTACACGTAGTTTACAGAAACTAGAGGGTGTAAACCCAGACTTAGTGGCGGTTGTTTCTCGTGCTATTGAACTATCTAAGCAGGACTTCTCTGTGATCTGTGGTCTACGAACTGTCAAAGAACAAGAGGCTCTTGTAGCTAAAGGTGCATCTCAGACTATGAAGTCAAAGCATCTTGAGGGTAATGCTGTAGATTTAGCAGCATACTGTGATGGTATTCGTTGGGAACTAAACTTATACGACGAGATAGCTGATGCAATGCTTAAGGCTGCTAAAGAATTAGGTGTGACCCTTCGCTGGGGTGCTGCATGGCATAAGAACTTGAATGATTGGAATGGTACAGCAGAAGATCTAATGAATGAGTATATAGACCTTCGTCGTAGCCAAGGGAAACGTCCCTTTATTGATGCACCACACTTTGAGTTAGTATAAGTATGTACGAGATGATAGACATTATAATGCAGTGGTTAGTAGCACCTGTCATAATCGTAGTGTGGCATCTATTTTCTAGAGCCAATAAACATGAAACGGAAATAGCTGTACTTAAATCTCAACTAGAAAGCTCTAGAGTTTCCTACGACAGGGAAATGAAAGAGATGAAAGAAACCATTAAAGCAATCTTTAACAAGCTCGACAGCATAGAACATGCGCTGCGAGAAAGGTAATGGACC